CAAAGCCTCACCCTTAGGTGTTGTTCCGTCTACAACCTCATTGATACCTGTAGCGTCACGAATCATACGTAAGTAGTGATTGTATAGTGATATAAGCTCGTTAATGTTTCTAATACTGTTGTTGATCTCACGAATAGGAGGGTTTTGGAAACCACCCTCTGGATTCTTACTACGGTAGTACATTACACCAGTCTGCTCATAGATATCCTGTATCTGCAACGGTGTAAGTTCGCCGCCTCTTCCTAGATCAACGTTTTCTAACCCCTCAATGTCAATGATAATACCATCCGGCTTAGCCTTAGCAACAGCTTGTTGTAATTTCAAGTGTGACAGCTGTAGTTGATCCGCAAACCCAATAACACTAGATACTAGCGACTTGGGAATCATATTACGAATGTTGTTTGCTACAACGCTATACGATAATCTTGCACGGGTGAGGTCGTGAATGTTTTTCGGTACGTTGCTACACTGCTTATAATTGTACATATAATCAGTGCCTATAATATAGCTACCACCATATACAGTAGCATTGTTCATATTTACAATGTCGCGATCATAAACAGAATTTTTTGGCACTTCCCACTTTTCACCTTTAAAGTAAAAACCTTGATTGCCAAAGCGAGACATCTTTTTCTCGTATATCATAGAGTCTACAGACATAAACTCAAAATCTAGGACTTGAACACTGTATTCATCATACGGCATATCCTGTATATTTACAGTATCCCCTACCTGTCTGCGTGCAAAAGCACTAGGGTCGTTCCCGTATTTATTCATTACACCTTGTGCAATATTTTGATACTCTTTTTCTGTAAATGTAGAACCAGCAAACCTTTTTAGTTCGCTAATAGACATAGTCTTAATATGCCCTGCATACATTAAGTCAGACAATGTAGGGTCCTCTGTAACATTATGAATGAACAGTTTTGGATCTACATATTCTTGACTGATACCGTAATTAGGATCATTAATTCTTTTAGACACACCCATACCACAGCTAACTAGATCTTCAACTACACGTCTATATACACGCTCATCAAAGTTGTTCCAGCTAAGGGTCATTTGAGTACCTAACTGCGCTGCGATCTCAGCGTCTGTTTTAACATTTGTCTCTAAAAATATCTCAGCCTCTTCAGGTGTCTCAGGTAAACGGTCCGGATCAATATCTACCTCTAGACCTGCTGCTTTAGCTTCCTGAAACTTCTCTTTGTTTTCAATGCGAGCTGCAATTTTTCTTTTCTTAACGTCTTTTTCGCTTTGTGATAACGGATCAACAGCTTCTACTTGAGGATAACGATAAGAAGATATGATTTTATTGACGACGATCTTAGCAAACTTAGGAACGATAGGCACTGGAGTCCAGTCTAGAGACATTAAAGTCCCGTCACCATTGTCTGGATCAAGGCTATTTAAAATCTGTTTATAGATAGATGTGTCTTGAGTACCAGCAGCATATGCACGAGCCCTTTCAAACTCTTTATATCTTTTACCGTAAATACTATTTTGATTATCTAGACCACCCCATTGAGCTAGCATAGCCTTTGCATATTGCAATCCATACTTTTCGCTCAATTTTTCTTCTACCTTGGCTAACGGGTTAGGAAAGCCTCCTTTCATACTTTTATTCATCTTTTCGCTGAATCGTTATCAACTGCAAATATAACGAATATTAACGTATGATTGGTTTCAACTTCCTGAAGAACTGTTTATTAGAGAAATCGGACTTTTTCTTTTCCGTTGTTACACGTTGCGCTGCAAGCAATGCCAGCCCTGAAGATATCGTAAGGTCATATTTGGTACGGTTATCTATTTTAAAGTTTATCCAGTCTTCCAATGTCCTTTCAAAATACATACGCCCATAGTCACCCGCCTCGTTGAGACCTATGTGCTCGTGTATATATGCCTCAATAGACTGTGCGTGAGCCTGTATTACATCTTGAGAGTTAGAGGGTATACCTTTAGTCTTTACAGCTACCCTAGCTGTAGACTTTAAGTGTTCCGGTCTGTCCATTAGGTAACCATCATAACCTCTGTTTTCAAAGTATCTAGCAATACCATATTTGTTATTCTCTATAAGAATCTCGTATCCATAGTATACAGCAGCCATAAGCACATCTTCATAGAAAATTCTAGCCAGTGGCGGACGTGAAGCATATTCTAATACAAACATATTAGAAGGGTGATCTATATTGAATTTATTATACAGGTGATATGCACCCTTAGATCCTCTGCCGTCAACTGTAGCATCTAGATCATAGCTATCCACACCACCACAACCTAAGTGTTTATTTCCAGGTATTTTTTTTCCATTCTCGGATAACACTTTGTTTCTAAGCTCTACAGGCGGTAACCAGGCGACCCTGAACCTTCCGTTTGGATCTGGTCTAAATAAGACCTCTGTGTCTTGAGCTCCATTGTTCCAGACAAAATTCCCTCTAACTACAGGGTTGGGATACAGCTCTTGATTGTGTTCTACCTGCTCATAAATCTTACCTATATTAAACAAGCTGGCTTTAGTAGAATCTCTAAATGCTTCCTCAGAGGTAAATGGGAACTGACGTATAACTTCGTTAAGCTCATTACTATTGTTGGACAATGCTTTGCGCTCATTCTTTAAATATGTTTTAGCACCGATATCAATAACCTCATCGTCTATACCTTCTACAGGTTCTTCAGGATCGTCTATCACGGGGTTACCATAAAGATCAAAGAACCCCTCTAGCGCCTCATATGCTGGTACAAATATCCTGTACAACATACTTTTTGTGCGTCCGTTAGCATTACGCTCAGTAGGATCTGACATATCCCAAAGGTCACGATAGTTTCTACCGCCTTTATCTAGCGGGTTAACCGTAGAGCCTACAATTGCCTTACCTACAAACTTACGACCAACCATTAAACAGGTACGCTGTATACGCCATACCTCTAGAATATCTTCAGGACGTTCAAACTTACCAGCCTCGTCGATGAATATTACCTTAAGCTTCTCACCGTCATATGCGTTGGACGTAGTGTTACGCCAATTAATAATTGTATTAAGTGCTTCACCGCCTCCGGCAGTTTTATTCTTTTTAGTAATACGCTTTGACGGCTCACGAAATGCTAGCTCTGTACGTGGGTTGGTAGTACCATCCTGTATAGGCTTAAAGAAAAACGGGTAATGTCTATACATACCTACAACCTTTTTCATAAAGATGTTTTCTTGAGCATCCTTACCCGTCTTAGACATAATACCTACAGTAACATCATATGTTGAGGTGCCTACGTCATCTAGCACTGAGGATGCTACATTAGTATATCCTGAACGGCGACACTTAGTATATATCTGTCCAGCACATCTAGGATCAACAAAACAAGCTTCAAGGTGAATCATAATATCCCTTTGAAAGCTTAGATAATATCCGTAGAAGCTAGCATCTATTTTACTCCACTGAAGCATCATATAATGTTTACCAGTAATATATGTAGGTATACCATTATTGTAAAACCACAATCCATTATTTCGCCTGTCAAATTCTCTACGTATGTACGGCTCGTGTTTTTTCTTAAACTCTTTAGGCATATCATACCACTCATCCATAGACCTTATACGTGCGAGCTCTACTGGCATATCCTGTCGCTTCCAGCGCTGCTCTTCTTTAGGTAGGTCGTGATAGAGTATACGTGTAGAATCGGGCTGTTGAGGTAGCTGTATAGCTAGGTTACCTATTTCTATAACTTCACCCTCACTATCTTTAGGGCATATGTTAACAACCTTGTCCTCGTATCCTTTTATGTCTTTAAGTACACCCATCAACGCTTGGCAAATCTCTCACTAAAGCCACCACCAAAGTCTTGATCGCCTTCAATATTACCAGTTTCTTTAAGCTCTTTTATCATTGTCTCTAATTTCTGATACTCAGTTATTAGCTCCTTTGCGTCAAGCGCAGATTCCTTAATGCTTTTGAGTTCAGCACGCCTTCCTGATCCGCTTTGTTCAGTGTCAATAGGTCTCTTAATTTCTTCGGTAATATTTCTTATAGCCTCAGCCATAGCTTCCAACAGCTCTTCACCGGCTTTAACGCTGCTGAATACTCTTTTACGACCCATTAAAATCCGGTTGCGTAGATATGATCAATATGCGTGCGATAAACTTCCTTTCCGTCAACCTTCATACGGTAGTCCGCGTGCTTCATAATCATCACCTTATCACCAGCTTTTAGACCTAGGTCTCTAACTACAGGTGAGTCATACACTACATATCCGAATTGATTATATTCGGGTTTCTTTAGCTCAGTAATGATTCCGCTCTCTGTAACCGCTTCATCAGGCTGGTCCTCTGGATCGAGGAATATCCACTCTGACAGCAGCTGTACATCGCCATCTTTGTTCTTGTAGGCGTAGGCTTGTGTAGACTGACTATTGTTGGGATTGTACTTGACATAGTAGATGTCATCTTGTACACGCTGTCTTTTGCCGTTTCCAGCAATAAGGACGTGATGATGAAAGTATAGTGTATCGCCAACCTTAGCTCCTGTATCGTATTTCTCAGGTACAGCTACAATCTCGGCTTCCATTTTTCGGTTTTCAAATTCGTTCCATTTAGGATCGATGTAAAGGGTTGTGTCTCCTACCTTAACTTCGTCGTTAAAAGCCTCAGGTAATCGCACTAAGAAATCGTAAATTGCTTTCATATTAAATTGAATTATGCTTAATTAAGAAAAGTCGCAGTCGTATTCTAACAACACGGGCATATCTTCTACAGATTTCCACATCATAATACCATCACTTGGATGCTTTATGTATATAAGGTATTTCACCTTCCCGTACTTGTATAGGTATTTTTCGTCTAACACGATAGTGTCTACAATACTTTCTCCTGCCTTCTGACCTATATAATAAGCCATAGCTTTAAGGGGGTTTACCCCAATAATAATTTTTCTAATCATTTTAATTTAAATTATGTAAAGAAAACGAGATTTAGTTTACATCTCCGTCTCTTCGTGATAAGTTTATCCAATAATCTATATTTGATGGATCTTTTTTAGAATCCTCTGCATCAGCTCTGTAGGCTTCTAAGCAATACGAAAGCAAATCATCAAGCTCATCCTCATCAGTAACTGAAAAAGAAGAAAGTAGACTCATATCTGCACGCTCATTACCTTCTTCGTCTTCATATGATGTACTCATATCTAAAAATCCGATAGATATACAAGCTAAGAACTCATCTTTTAGGTCATACTTAGACACTACAGAGTTAATAGCCTGTATAAGCTCTTGAATTTCTAATATACAGTCCTTTTGTTTTTCAGTCATTAGTCAAGTTTAGTTAAAATAAAGGTAGATGTAACAAGGATAGATGCACCACCGCCAGAATTTCTAACAGTATAGTAAAGATCTGTGTCTGCTTCAGCGTGGCGAACTAAAGAAAATCCAATAGCTGTGTTTCCTGTAGAAGCGTGCGCTCTTGTTATAGATTGTATAATAGCAGCAGAACCACCGCTGGGCTTCTCCATAACATCTACAATAATATCAGTGTTTCCAGAGGTTATTTCCAGCATAAAGTTTACATCTATCTTAACTAGACCCGATTGCTGCACAGTAACAGCTCCTGTTGTTGTTGAGCTCGTCTGAAAATGGTTGTCAGCATCATTTACCTCGTGTGAAGAAGTGTTACTGCCGTTACTTACAGCTGCCTGCGTTGGTGTAGCTGCCGACGCTGTTAATGTATACGTTGCACTAGGTCTCAGCACCCACATAGGGTTTGAAAATACTTGTCCTGTAAATGCAGAAGATGAAAACTCACGTTTTACAACGTCGTTGTTTGAGTCAATTAACAAAGCTGTAAGTTCGGAAGAATCTGTAGCGGGGGCTGAAGTAAAAGAAAGAGTGCCGTTTACCTCTACCGCTGTTGTTGACAGCTTTAAGGCTGAGTCGTTTCCAGATCCGTCTTCAACTACCTTCTTTGTAGAACTCAATCCACCCTCTGCTTGTAGAAGGTTGCCGTATTTATCCTTGATCTTCTGACCTGCTAATGTAGCCATACTGTTTTATTTAGTTAACTTTGCACAAAGATACTAATTTAATTCTACAGCTTATGCCAAAGGGCAGGGTAGCGAAGTCTAAGATGTTTAGAGACTTCTCATACATCAATGATAAATTCATAAAAGACAACTATTTGAAGCTATGGCACCCCGTGATGAGGGATATGTCCACGAACTATGATGTCAATGAATCACAGGTAAGGTTTATGCTTTTTGTATACGATCTAGAGTTCTGGACTAGAGACTGGATTGCTGAGCAGTACGGCAATAAGAAATGGGGTACTAGTAAGACAATAATATATCCACTGTTAAAAAAAGGATACCTCTACAAGCACTTTAACAGATACGCACCTAACAATGAGAAAAATGATCACCTCTTTCGTGAGGAGCTAGGTGAGAACTATCGTATACGCTACGCCCTATCTCAGAAGGGTAGAATCTTTGTAGCTCGTTTCTATAATAAAATGCAGGGAGATATTAAAATCAATGCGCCTTCTTCACGCGAAATTTAGCCTCTAAGCTACCACCTTTGTGTGGAACGAACTTCCCTTCGTGTGCCATAAGATAATGACGACCCTTCTCAGTCATCCAGTGATAACCGGAAGGAGCCTTTACCATCTCGTGTGTCTTAGATTTCTTAGCCTTCATCATTCTCTCTTTACAACAGTTAGACCAGAAACTGAAGATGTAGCAAATTTAGCAGCTTGCTTTTTGTGGTTCTCTACAAACTTCTTATCCTTAGGACTAAGTGAAGCGTAATCTAAATCAGTATACATATTTTTCATTGCTGCGGTTTCAGCTTTAAATTTGTCGGTAGCGTATACTTTCTTTCCTGTTTTTTTGAGTCTGTCCATATAGGACTTGTATCCTACCTTGGCAAATTTCTCTTGCTGCTTGATATAGCCGTCAGAGAGCTTAGTTACCTTCGGGGCTTTTTTAGGACCGATGACCTCACCCCCTTTATTGTATGACTTCTTTAGCTTCATTATCTGAATCTCTTAGTTTTTTTAGCTATATCCTCAGGCTGAGCAACAAACTGCTTACCCTTTTTCTTTCCTTTAGCTTTTGCTCTATTGGTTGCGGCTTTTTCAGCAGCTGTAAGTGCAGCCCAAGCAGCCTTAGGCAAGTATCTCTTCTTCCCTTTACTGGGCTTACCATCACTAGTGGTCCATTTTTGTTTGGTCCAGTCCTTTAAAGACTTCTGTGATTTCTTCAGGTTCATTACTTGTACCCTCCTCCTGCTGCTTTGTATTCTTTAGCTAACAGCTGAGCTTTACGTGCAGACCACTTACCAGGATCACCACCTCTGCTGCCTGCCATAATCTTATTGAACAAGCGCTTGCGCATTCCTGGCTTTGTATAGTTACCAGCTTCGTTAACCTTAGACTTCTTTTTAGCTTTCATTACTTTTTCTTCTTTGCACGTAACATCTTAAAGTCAGATCCAGAGATCT